TGAATTTAAAAAATCTGCGAATTGTCCCTCCGATATTCGACCTGTGCCTAGCTTTTTGGCGGCGGCTGCTTTCTGTCTGGCGTCCTTTGTCGCGGGCGGCGGGGCGAGTGATTCGCCTACCTGCGCCGGAGGAGTTTTCGCCGGCTTCCTTTTGGCCGGCTTTTTTCCCTTGGCCTCGGCTTTCGCGTTAACGGATCGGAATCCCTCAACGATTAAACCCATAACGAAATCCCTGTTCGGCAGCGCGTTAAGCGATGCGTATCTCGGGTCGGCTAGAACCTGCTGGTAGAGCTGGTTCGCCTCGTCCTCCGGGTTGTCCCAGAAGTCGAATACCTCCCTCGATCTTGCGTCACTCTCGGCCTTGGCCTTGAGAAATCCCGCCCTTTGAGGAATCTTTTCGGTCAAGTACTCGTCGGCTGCTGCGAATATCTCGCGGATTTCGTCCCCGCTGTATTCCTTTTCGCCTTCTTCGACGTAGTCCTTGCCCAAGTGATTCAATGCCCATTTCTTGGCGGCGACTGCTTCCTGTCGGACCTTTTCCAGATCGTCGAAGCTCCTTACCTCCTCCAAAACCGGCGAACCTTGCGGCTCTGCCTGCTCGTTCGGCTGGGATTTCAAAGATGAGATTTCGGCCTGCATGGCCTCGACCTTCTCTTCAGCACTCTTGGCTCGGGCGGTAAGTTTACCGACCTGTTTCAAAAGCTTCCCTACACCTTTGGGCGGTTCGGTCGATTCCTCCGCCTCTTCGGCTTCGGCCTCTTCCTCCCCCTCTTCCTCGGACTGTTCAGACTGTGAAAGAACGTTGCCTTCGCTATCCTCGACCGCTTCTGCGACTTCCCCCTCGGTAGTGTCAGCCACGTCGGCTTCGGACGGCTTTTCCTCGGGCTGCTCCTCGACTCGTTCCATAAAGGAATTGGCCAGATCGGCTTCCGACAAAATGCCTGCGTTGGTATCTGCTCCCGAATCTATACCCGGAGCCTCGGTAGTAATTGTTTCCTGATCCATTTTCTGCGTTTTAAGAGTTCGCCGTCTCACTGCGGACAGAGGCCCGCCAGATTTAATCTTAGCACTTAGGCCGGCGAATTTCTCAACAGACTTACAGGAGATGGAAGGCGCTCTTGTACGGCTCGTATTTGCCCTTGCTGGTCGGGTTGTGCGGAAATAGTTTGATGGTCTTGGCCTTTCCGGGGAGAGCCTTGGGGAATACGTACCATGTGCGAAAGTCCGGCTTGTCGACGTAGAGGGCCATGAAGTCGAAAGCATCCGGGGCATAGCTGGCGACGACCACTTTGTAGCCGGAGCCTTCGCGGTAGGAAGTCCCTTTGATCTGGACTCTCTTCAGGCCGAGCCGGCTATCCGTTATTACGTCATAAGGCAAATAGTCGCCCTCGGGTTGGGAGACGGAAATGCCACGTTTCAGGCATTCCGTAGTAAAAAGACTTTCGTAGTAGGAGCCTTGGGCTTTGGACGAATCTCGATAGTCAGTCGTCATCCTCAAGGTCGATGTCGCTCGAAAAGTCGACGACGTCTTCGTCCATCCACTGGCCAAGGACATGCTGCATTATTTCGGCCATCGTCCCTTCCTCCAGGTCGGACTCTTCGAGGTAACGGCTCAACAATGCCCGAACCTCGTTCGCGAACATTTCATGGGGCGTTAAACTACTCCCCCTCGGCATGGCTGAATACTCGAAGCAGTCGGTCGAAGGCCGAAATCTCTCCGGCCAACCGAGCCAACTTCTGAGGGTTGTCGAGGAGTTCAGGCGTCTGGAAGTCCAGCATGGCCGTCTCCAATTCAACCCGAATGTGGTCGAGGATAACGTCCCAGTCCTCGCGTGCGTGTAATTGAAGGAGTGCTTTCTGAAGAGTCATAAGAAAAAGATTTTGGCGATTTGGCCGAGGATTAGAAAGAGCATGTCGGTCAGGGCTTCACGCTCGACGAAGAACAAAACGAAAACTACGAGCCAGTATAATTCCTTTTGGACATGGCCCATTAGCCGCCCATGCTTGAGGCCGGAACGTTACCCGGCGGCGCTCCTAGCCGGCCCGTTAACGAATTCCTACGTTGTGTCTGCTGGAACTCTAATTGAGAAGCATAATTTTTAAGCCTAGCCGCGAACTGTTCGTCGGTCTGCATACGTTCTTGAATGTCCGAGGCGGGAATTTCTTTTGTTCCTTCAAGATACTGCTGAAGCATTTGCATTCTAAGCTGTGTGTTTGCATTCTCGGGAGCGTTGACGACCTGCCCGCTGAAGATTTTCGCGATGTCCTCGCTCGTCTCCATGATCTCTTTGTTCGTGGCCTCCTGCGCAGGAGCTATTAGCTTCGAGGCAAGCCCCGGATCGATTGCCTCAAGGAAGGTTTTCAAGAACTCGTCGTAGCGGGCCGTCCCCTGCCGGTCGTACTGAGAAAGCACTTGGCCGACCGTCTCCAGCTTTTTGACGACCGCAGCTTCGTCGGCGTTGTTCGCATTCCATGAAAGCTGAAAGTCATAGTCGTCCGCCGCCTCGTCCATGAGGAGCTGAACGCCCTGCTCCGATCCCGTTACCCTGAACCACTGTTCCGGATTTCCATACTGCCTTTCCATAGCCCAGAATTGGCGAAGCACTTGTGTCCAACCATGCAGCCAGTTGTTGACTAATGCTTGACGCATGACGTTCGCCTCGACCGCATCCGCTTCGCTTGTCGCTCTGCCAGTCACTTTGTCGGCCAGTTTTCGCAGTTCCAATTCCACGCTTGTGGACGCCGGGGAGTACTTCGGAATTTCCATGAAGCCAATTTCTCCACGCCGGCGGACAGGTATAACTGAACCGGGTCCGATCTGCTCCGGTTTTCTGCCGGCAAGCACTTCCACAGGCGGGACTGTCGACATGGAGGCCCGATCTCTTCGAGCGTCCATCTCTGTCTTTACGGCGAGCTGATAGGAGCGAAGCAATTCGGGATAGCCTCGGCTATCGAACAGTCTGCGGCTCAAATGTTCGCGAGTGATCGCGACGAACGGATAGCCATCGCCGTACATGTCAGACGTATACTTTGCATACCCTTCGACCGACTCGCTGAAAATGGTTGTGGTACAAATAGGAACGCCGTCCTCGTCCACCTCTTTCCGATAGCAGGTAATAAGACGAATCAATCCCTCGTACTGGTCGACCGGGATGCCCCAGCCTCCGGTGACGAAGCTCCCGTAGGCTCCGGAAGTAGGAGTCGGAAAGTCTCCCTGAGAAGTCTCGATGCATTCGTCTACGAAGTCGGAATCCCAGTTCCCGGTAAGGACCATCTCCTTGGCCTGTTCAGGCGTGAGGTAATGGACGCAGTAGACCGCCCTAGCCGCCTGCAAATCCAGCACGTTCGAGTCCACGATTAAATCCCTGCCCAGCTCGTAAGCCTTTACCGAAGGACGATTGGCCGTTACCTTCTCCGATGGAATTTCCGTAACGCCGTCCTTCCGCAATTCGTTTACCATGCGAGTGATTCGACCCTTGCGAAGGTTCGGGAATACGCCCTGAAGCATTTCCGAAACTGTTTCCTTCATGTCCGGATCAAGAATAGCCGCCGCCACTTCCGGGGCTTGCTGCTCGATCTCCGCGATGGATAAAGGCTTGTAGACTCGCTTGACTTCCCGCTTCCAGTAGACGCCCAGAAAGGCGATGCCCTGCTCCAGCAATAGATTCGCCGCAACTCCCGCTTCCCGTGGAAGCTCCGACATCGAGTCGAGCCGCCAACGCATGAATTCCGTAACGGTCGAGGCCGTTGCAATGTCGCCCGATTCAATCGGAGACGCTAAAAGATTCCCCTTGTTCAGACTGCCCGTGAGCAAAGCCACGTCCCCGTCGATCAAAGGATTTATAAGATTTGCCTCTAAATCAGAGGCTCCCGCCCAAGGGAATGCGTCCGGGCCTTCCTTCTGGCCGTTCCTGCCCTTGCCCGGCCATTCGTTCCGGCGACTCTCGCGAGCCTCCTCCGCCTTGCCCTGCCAGTAACTCAAATTGTTGCGGCAACGCTCCAGATCGGACTTCAAAAAGTCGATGTCCGGATTGTCCCGGTCGAATTCCTGTACGTCTTTTTCAGTTTCCATCATTTTACCTTACCATTTTTGTATGCAATTTTCTCAAAGCCTTGGCCTCGATCCGTTGGATCGTGTCGTTCGATACGCCCGTGAAGTCCGCAATCTCATCCAGCGAGAACTGGCGAGGCTCGCGGCCATTCAGGACGGCCAAGCCCTCCTCCACCGTCATCGAGGTCAACAGGGCGTCCAGACGGCGATCACGCTCGGCGATTGTTTCGGACAACTCGGTACAATCCCGGCTCATATTCGCATTCGATTACCTGTAGCTTCGCGTTTGGTGGATAGTTGAAGCCCGGCTTGATCACGCACTTCGCCAGCTTGCCGCTCTTGCGATCCCCGAAATATATCTGGATCAGCCTCGGATTAGGGAAGGGCTTCAAGACCTTTGCCTCCACCGGCTGGGGCGTAGGGTCCGGCGGGGCCGGCTTACCGCTCATCCGCTTTACGACCGCCTGACAGGTCGAGCGAGCATAGCCGCTCTCGGCGGCAAGCTTGGTCCAGCTCATGCCGGCCTCACGCAAGGCCACGATCCTTATTTCCTCCTCTTCCGTTAGTTTTCCCATGTTAATATCCTCTAGGTTTGCTGATTGCCATGTCCTCGTCCTCGAAGTGCTCGAACGCCCCGACCGCGAACATCCGAATGCAGTCCACGAAGTCCTTGGCCGGATGCTTCAAATCCCCGACTTGATATTCCTGCATACAGGAAATCGTGTTCTGGCATTCCTCGGATATCATCAACCTGGGCTTGTTCTCCAAGCTCATCGGCTCCTCCGGCTTCCATGCCAGCAGGTTGTTGATCGCCTGCAAACCCGTCTCGATGTCCAAAGCCTCCGCCGGGTAGGCCGTAAGATTCTCGTCCAGCAGGTCGTCGATGATATTCGAGCTGCCCTCGGCCTTCTGATAGCTGGCCGCCCCGAGGCGAGGGTCGATTATACGATGGCATTTCCGTTCCCCCTCCATCTCACGAATGATTTCGCAGTAGTCCAGAATACCGTATCCGTTCGGCTTGCTCGCCTCGCCGCCCCGGAGCTTGTCCCCGCCGGTCAGGTCGATCCACGCCCCGAAGTTGCCAAAGTCGGGAAACTCCTTCACTACCCATGCAACGCCGTGGGCATCTATTCCAATTAGAATCATGCTCCACGGCTTCGCCCCCGCAGGGTCGATGCTCAAGACCCATGTCGCAGGATTGCTCTCCGGGTCGGCCAGAATGGGAATCTTTTCAGGCTCCTTGTAGTTCTTGTCCGAGAGAAGTGGAAAAATTGCCCGCGAGGCTTTGACCGGCACTCCGTAGGCCCGGCAAAGGATTACCTCCCGCTTCTCCCCGTCCAGCGTTGCCTTCATAGCCTCCCAGCCGCCGAAGGGATTTTCAGCCGTATGAAAGTATACTATCGAGGATGCCTTGCGTAGAGGCTGCTGGATCAGCGGGACTGTTTCGCCCGGCAAAAGGTCGGCCTCGGTGGACTTGACCGTCCTAGCCCCGGTAAGCAGGCTTTTGACCGTAGGATTCCAGCCGTCCACGGCGGTAAAGCTGATCAGACCCTTGGCCGAGCGAACTACGCC